TAATAAATGAACTCTTGGTCGGTATTAATATACATCACGTTATTGGTATGCAAATCATTGTGCGTGAAATGAAAGGCCTTTTGATATGTGATTAATGCCATAATAATCTGAAAGAGAGCGCTGCGTCCAGAATCAATCGTTATCAACTCTTTTACAAACAATTCGTCTAATGTCCCGTCGCATTTTTCCAGACAGATCATTTGAACTGGGAAATTGTTTATATAAGTGAAACATTCGTCTTCGGATGTCGCCGATGAACACGATTCGTATTCCGATTCGTCTTCGGGTTCATCGTCTTCGGGTTCATCGTCTTCGGAACTATAACTAACGTTGCTATCTGACGAATCTGAATGTGACGAGCCTGATTTATTTAAGTGTTCGATTAATAAGTCCTCAATCAGAGCATCGACGGGTTCATCGATAAGAGCATCGACGGGTTCATCGATAAGAGCATCGACGGGTTCATCAATAAGAGCATCGACTGGAGCATCAATAAGAGCATCGACTGCATCCAAATCGATGACTGAAATATTATGCGCCGTATTTGAAATATTTAATTTATATTTGCGACCGCGAGACCCTTCGCCCATCATATCGGCGTGTTTATCAATGGTGAATAAAGTATTTAAATTCGAAATAAAAAACGACGAATTGTTCAAATATTCCAAATCATCCGTCACGTTCATTTTATATTTAGACTGAATGCCTAAATACGAACCGTAATAATCGATGCCGTTTGTAAAATTATGTGTATTTAATAAAGAACTGGTCAAATACGAGAAGAAATTGTCAGTATATGACGCATTATGCGAGGATACGAGTTTCGAATGCGAACGCGTATTGTCTAATTTATAATCGGGCAATGTAAGCAGCGTTGCGTCGGTCAAATCGTATTTGCCAATCATATATCGCATAGGATCGAGTAGTGGCGAGAATTTGACAAAGACTGGCTTTTCGAATATATTGGATTCTTTGTCCGTCACTTGTGATAGATTGAGTATATTGTATTTTTGATTTAGCGAAATCGTATTATAATTTTTTTCATTCATTTCAAAGAAAAGGGAATATGTCGGACAATAGTTTTGTAAATGTGTAAGTTGATACTCTTCCTCTAATTTCGACACATCCAACAATTTATGTTTGCAATAATTTATTTCTAAAGAATTCATTTTTATGCATTCATATAATTTTCATCTAAACTAAACGAGAAAACTGAAATAAAAATTGCAATCAATATTACAACAAAATGGTTCAACACGTATTACAATTTATATTGTTTATCGGACAATGCATCGGGGTATATTTCATCTTTATAATCGGCCTTTTCCTGCTTATGTTGACGCTACCTAAACATCCTTTCGTTGGGTCGAAATGTTTATAATGCTATATTATTATATGACGCTCGAATTAAAGAAATTTGATATGCGATGGATTACCTTTAAACCCGATGAAAACAAGGGCCCCGTTATTGTTATGATTGGTCGGCGTGATACAGGCAAATCGTATTTGGTGCGTGATTTATTATATCATCATCAAGATATTCCCATCGGCACCGTGATGTCAGGCACAGAAGCAGGCAATGGTTTTTACGCGAATCACGTGCCTAAACTCTTTATACACGAAGAATATAACACGGTATTAATCGAAAACGTATTGCGCCGACAGAAGGCGGTTTTGAAACAAATCAAGAAAGAGCACGAGATGTATCATAAGTCCACGATTGACCCACGCACGTTTGTGATTTTGGATGATTGTTTATATGACCAGACGTGGACGCGTGATAAAATGATGCGGTTATTATTTATGAACGGCCGACATTGGAAGGTGATGTTGATTATTACGATGCAATATCCTTTAGGCATTCCGCCGAATTTGAGAACGAATATTGATTATGTTTTTATTTTGCGTGAGCCATATATGACGAATCGCAAACGTATTTGGGAGAATTATGCGAGTATGTTTCCGACGCTGGAATCTTTCAATTCGGTGATGGACCAGACGACCGAGAATTTTGAATGTTTGGTTATAAATAATAATGCGAAATCCAATAAATTGCACGACCAGATTTTTTGGTATAAAGCCGAGACACGACCCGATTTCAAATTGGGGTCGAAAGAATTCTGGGAGATTTCCAAGAATATGGGGGACGATGATAATGAGGAGGAATATGACCCGAGTAAGGCGAAGAAACGGAATCAGGGACCGCCGATTACCGTGAAAAAAACGAAGTGGTAGGTTTGTATATTAATATTATAATATACAAATTAAACATTCAGACTCGCTCTCAAAGCGCTCGTGTATTTATCACGGTCTTCATCATTCGCCACTTCACGGCTTTCGAAATCATTATTTTCCTTGACGCCGACCAAATCCCCCTTTTCATTCAAAGATTGCGTCAACACATTGCCAGATTTCAGCGCCAATTCAATATTGTCTTCAATCGCCTTCTTCTTGGCGTCTTTGATACGACGGTCAAACTCGACCTTGGCCTTGGCTTCATTCTTGATTTTCTCACTATGCAATTGATTCAGTTCTTCTTCCATAAACTCAATACGGCCAGTCTTGTAAGCATCGGGGTCCCAAGGAATCCACATCCCGACGGGTCCAACGTAAATATCGTGATTGGGGTCAGACTCACGCAACTTCTTGCATTTAATTTCGGCTTCATCTTGGGTTGGGTAAACGCCACGGATTTTCAGACCCCGCACGGAAGTTTGGAATTTATGTTGACGGTTGAATTGTTCGTTCAGATTTTCCTCGGATTTATCCAAAAACGTTTTATAATCATCGGCGACGGAATAATCGCGTAGTTTGACGTCCTCTTCTTTGACAAAATCATTAAAGTCTGTGGATATGGTTTGAAGGTCGATGTTATATTTATAAGAGATATATTGCAAGAAATCAAAATATTTGGACATGGATTTAGTGAAATCCCATTGTTTTAGGAAGTTCTCAAAGAGGAATTCGTCGCGTTTTTTCAGGATTTTCTCGGGGGAAACGAACGACATACACGCAAACTTTTGACCAGCGATTGGTTGGTCTTCATCGCATAAATCGATGTATTTGGGATTTTCTTTGCCATTCGTCTGTTTTCGTTCAAACGCCATTTAGGAATATTAGAATCAAGCATTTAAGTTGTTTTTATTAATTGTTTTGAAATAATTTTATTGTAGTATATTATATAAATGCACGGTTTTGATTTCAGTGAATTAGTAAAGCGAGCCATTAAATATATTGTCGAAGGTATTATGGTTGCCATCGCTGCTTATGCCATCCCCAAGAAGACCTTGAACGTGGAGGAAGTTGTTATTATCGCCTTGACTGCCGCAGCCACTTTCAGTGTGCTTGACGTGTTTGTTCCGTCGATGGCCGCGTCTGCACGAGGAGGCGCAGGATTCGGTATTGGCGCCAATTTGGTAGGATTTCCTCGGTAAACTGTTTACATAATTTGTATTTTGGATATAAATTATGGAGTATATTAAAAATGAGTTTTATGTCTGCGACCAATATTTACATAAATGGTTGTCGTCCGCAAAAAACTTAATTATAAATTAGCGGGGGGGTCTAACATTTGCAGGTTTTAGACACTCTACAATTACTACTGTCAACGTTGACTATTCATCGTGCGAACTGCAGCCAAATATATTGAAATACAAATATAAAGATATTATAATATGATTCGTATAGGATGGATATTCTAAACGCAATTTCATTATATGACCCCAAACAACCAGTTAATATTAAGGGAACTCTTGAAAATCCGTTATTTCAGGCAAATCAGATTGGAAAATTACTTGACATGCAAAATATAAATAAGCATATTCAGAACTTTGGACCTGAATTCAAAATAGTAATTGAAAATCAAGGTTCAGGTGGAATTCAAAGAACTTCATATTTGACTGAAATCGGATTATATAAGGTGCTTGCGCATTCAACCAAACCAGCCGCCAATTTATTTCAGGATTGGACGCTCCAAGTATTGGCTAAAATTAGTTCGACTGGAACATACAAATTAAATAACAATCACGAAATTGATATTAAACTAATGAAACAAAAGGTGATGGTTGATATACATAATAAATTGATTGAATTATATTCTTTGAAAAATGTAGTTTATGTTTGTAAACTGAAAGATGAAAATAATAAAATATTGATAAAAATAGGGTCAACTCAAAATGTTAAAGAACGGATATCAAATATCAGCCATACATATGGAATGCGTCCGATTTTATTAGATATATTTGAATGTCCGAATCATACCAAATTTGAAAATTATATACGTTCATCGCCGACGGTTAAGCCATTTTATTATTCAATCGAGAAAATAAATGGTACTATAACGAGAGAAACATTTTTGGTGGACGACAATGAATTGAATATAATTATTAAATTAATCAAAGACGAAATACAATCATTTACGCCGCAAGACCGAATTGAAAAACAAATTGAATTAGAAAAAATTATACAAAAGACAACTGAAATAAAACTAAAAATGGAAATGTTAAAACGAAATAAACCCGCGCAAGAACCTATACAAGAACCTATACAAGAACCCATACAAGAACCTATACAAGAACCTATACAAGAACCCGCGCAAGAACCTATGCAAGAACCTATGCAAGAACCTATGCAAGAACCTATGCAAGAACCCGCGCAAGAACCTATGCAAGAACCTATGCAAGAACCTATGCAAGAACCCGCGCAAGAACCCGCGCAAGAACCTATACAAGAACCCGCGCAAGAACCTCAAAGGCGATACAATGTGTCACGGTCGCCAAATATATACAAATATGACCCGATTTCTTTGAAATTATTGCATATGTATGATAGTCTGGCCGAAGTATTACGATTGCATCAAGGAACGCCGCGAACATATAAAGATGCAGCAAATGGAAATACAGTATATAAAAATTTCAGGTGGATGATTACGGATAAAAACACAACCGAAGCGCCCACATTAAGTCCAACCATTTCCAATAAAATGAAAACTATAGAATATATTGCAATGTTAAATAAAACCGAAATTGTTAATGTATTTGCATCGCAGAGAGAAGCCGCAACTGCGTGTAAACTTTTAGGATTTACCGCAATTTCACGCGCAATAGAACATAAATCAATGTCATGCGGACATTATTGGAATCGATTTAACGATTGTACGCAAGAAATGAAAGATATATATTTGATGAATCACATTCTCCCCGAAAAACATATGCCAGCGCGAAGCATTTCAGTAAGTCAAATTGATGCGAAAACAAATAAAATTATAAAAACATTCAATACGACGGCGGACGTAACCTTGCATTTTCAAATGTCTCGACTTACCTTAAAAAAAGCATCCGATACAAATATTGTACAAAACGGGTATAAATGGAAAATAAATAACGTACGTTGACTTATACAGTTGGGAAGAATTCCCAGTCCAAATCCCCGCACAGTTTTTTCCAAATCATATCCTGCTCCAATTGTTTCTCGCGGTCTTTCATCATTGGAATAAAAGGTAAATATTGTGTTTGTCCGAGTAGTACACACAGTTGATATAATGTATATGTATAATTAAAGAAATTCGTCCGATTTGCAGGGCAATGGATAGCCCACGGTTGTTGTATTTCGATAAACAGCACACACAGCGTTTCGTGGAGTTCTTCATTCATAATCGGGGGTTTGATGCCAAATATCGAATTAATATATTGAATATGTTCAAAATATTTATTGAATCCCAGTTTCCGTAGTATTTCCCGCATTTTGTCGTAATTAATCACCGAATAATCCGTGATGCGCTCTTTCTTTATACGATTACGTATTGCTTCGATGACTTCTTCGGGTATTTGCGTGGTTTCCTTCGCCTGAAATTGCGACAATATTTCTTTGAAATGATTGAGGCGGATATAAGCAGTATATGACACTTCATTCGGAGGTTCTTTATTACAAGGCTTTGAATTATCAACAATATATGTAATGAATTTCCCGCAATTATAATTATTGCATATTAGGATGCCCTCTTCATCCTGTGGTATAAGTTCGCCTTGTCCGCAACTATTACATATATCGGTTGCAATGACGAAATCATGGATATTAACGATTTCGTTATTGACGTTTTTCCAGTAATTTTGATATATTTTCTTGGATTGAGTTTTGTTTTGCGTGAGGTCATCGTCTACGGTCTTGATTTTAAAGAATGAGTTCAATACATTGACGCGGTAAGTTTCGCTGCCATTGGAAATGTTTTTCTTTTCTTCAAAATAATTGAATATATATTTGGAGTTTTCCAAAAAGTATTTTTTTTTCAAGGATTTCAAAGAATTTAGTTCTTTACGTATAGTTTGCAATTTATCGACGATTTCCATATATTCATCGATTTTAATATCCATTTTGCTTCTTTCGATTAATGCCTCTTTTTCTGAATTCAATTTAGGAATTTGAACATTTTCGATATGATTGAACTTATCCAACATTTCTGTATGTTTTTCATCAATTGTGGTTGAAACAACGGGCTGAATCGGCTGAACTCCGCAATTTTGATAACGATTGTGATTCGTATTTTTTTTCATAAAATTTATATTTATACTTTGATATTTTTATACCTTTAACAATAAATCATATTTAAAGAGAAAAATACCCAAATTATTCATACAATAACTATATGGATAAAAAAAAGGAATTAAAGATGGAGTTTATAATGAATGCATTGGATGCGGGATGGTCAGTCAAGAAAAAGGACGACGCCTATATATTTTCAAAGAAACACGAAGGCAAACGCGAAATCTTTCAAGAATCATATTTACAAACATTTATTGAATCGAATTTGAAACTTTAACATATTTGTGATTCGGAATTTAAATTAAAAATAATATAATTTAATTTAAGTAGGAGACGCCTGTTTTTAAATCATTTTCCTTAAAAT